GAAGCAGTCATTGGTTCCGACGGTAGCACGCAATGGACAGATCAGGCCTCCGGTAACGGTGCCTCTCTGACTGACGCGGGTATCCGACGGGTCATCCAGTATCTTGACGCCTCGAACGTCCCAGCACGTGATCGTGCTTTGGTCGTCTCGGAAGTCGAGAAGCGCAAATTGCTGGGTCTGCCTCGCTTTACGGAACAAGCTTTCGTTGGCGATGGTTCGTCCATCCGTAATGGTCAGATTGGTAATGTCTACGGCGTGCCCGTATATGTCACCACGAATGGCCCCACGGACGATGCGAATGACTCCACCACGTACGACATGTGCCTATTGTTCCAGAAAGAAGCAATTATCTTTGCTGAGCAACAGGCCCCACGCAGCCAGACACAATACAAGCAAGAGTTCTTGGCCGATCTACTCACAGTGGATCAGGTCTATGGCAAGGGCTTGATGCGTCCGGAAGCTGGTGTCGCCATAGCGGTTCCTCAGTAATCAACAACTAAGAGGAATTAATCATGGCTTCAGAAAGCACTACAGTCACGCTTATCAAATCGGACGGTCGGCAACGGCGTTCATTCGAGGGCTTATTCGACTATGTGATTCCTTTCAAGTGTACCTTGGAAGAAGACTCCATAGCGGATGCAGCCTCGTCTGTCGCAGTTGTTGCAGTCCCCGGTGCGGCCTTGGGCGATATCGTCCTTGTCGGCCCCGGAGTGGATTTGGCGAACTTGACTTTCTCCGCATCTGTCATCTCGGCAGGCGTGGTTGAAATCATGTTTGACAACAACACTGGTGCAGCTGCCACTGGCCTAGCAACGCCCACATTTTTCCGTGGGATCGTTCTGGGTACAAGCACAAGCATCTGGGATGAGTTAGACTAATCAAGGTTTTTCCCGAGGGCTTTCCTTAATAAGCCCTCCCTTATTCTAAGAGAGTCAAATGCAGCGACGCTGGTCACTAATTAACAGAACGGCAGGGGGTAGTGTACAGCTATCAGACCTGTCCGATGTTACAAGCGCGACAGCAACGGCCAAGTTTGCTCTCATGGCGGATGGCTCCGCGTACGTTGGCAGAGCTATCGTTGAGGCAGATATATCTGACCTCCAAGCCTACATAACAGGTTACACAGTAACGGAAGGGGACGTCACGGGGCATGAAGCTGCTCTGACTATCCTTGAGTCTCAGATCACAGACGCAAACGTACTCGCCCGAGTGGCTGGGAATGAGGCTATCACTGGTGTCTACACGTTCACAGGTGTAGCCCCGTACATCGGCTTCTTCGAGAATGACGCCACGGCAGAAGAAGGTCGGTGGCGTATTACTGCAACGGGTGATGCTCTTGTCTTCGGCGCGTATAACGACGCTGAGTCTGCCTTTGCTAACTTTATCAGCATAGATCGAACTAGCTTCGTTGTTGATACAATTGCAATTACAGGCGCACTCTCCGCCACAGGCGCAGTCACAGGCTCGAACCTCAATGTAGCGAACTGGGATACAGCGTTTGGTTGGGGCGACCACGGAGTAGCAGGGTACATCACAGACTATACAGTAACTGAGGGCGACGTTACTGCGCACCAAGCTGCATTGTCTATAGCAGAGACACAGATACCAGACGGTGCTATATTCCCCCGTCTAGCCGGTACAGAAGACATAACTGGCATATACACATTCAAGGGTGCAGCCCCGTACATCGGATTCTATGAGACGGGTGCAACAGCAGACGAAGGTCGCTGGCGCATCACAGCAAACTCAGATCAACTTCAGTTCAGTACGTACAACGATGCTGAAGGAGTCTTCGCTAACTTCCTCCTTGTAAGTCGAACGGGAGCAACTGCTACCACAATCGCCTTCACTGGTGCGCTCTCAGCATCCGGTGCTATTACAGGCTCGAACCTGAATGTTGCCAACTGGGATACAGCTTACGGTTGGGGTGACCATGCTGGCGGCGGCTACCTAACGAGTGAAACGTCACATGCGGATGTAGTCGTTGACGGCGACTTCGCATCTAACGGCATACTCAAGCGTACCAGCGCGGGCGTCTACGGCATTGTTACAGACAACTCTGCGAACTGGGACACAGCATTCGGTTGGGGAGATCATGCCTCTACCTATCTACCGCTAACCGGCGGTACCTTGTCAGCCCAGTTGCTCATGGACAACTCGATATACATTTCATGGAAAAACTCTGTCGGGAGTCCTATTGCTCTACTAAACTTGTGGAGCGACAACATATTCTACATTGGTGAGAATGCCACCAATATGATCATTCGCGGCAGCACCGTCACAATTGATGGCGGAGTTGTGAACGGCACGTTAGTTGGAAACTGGAACACAGCGTACGGTTGGGGAGATCATGCCTCCGGAGGTTACGCAGCTTCCAGTCATAATCACGCAGCCACTGACCTGACGTCAGGCATCATACCCATAGCCCGCATTATGACGGCACCCACTACGCATGCTGTACAGTACGCGTCTGGTGCTAACTTCGATAGGCTGGGTGGAGCAGAAGACTTCAACGATTTGAAGCTTGCTGGCATCTACAGTATATACAGCAACGCCAATACAAACGCTCCTACTGGTCATAGTTACGACGTCATGTGGGTGGGCAAGAATAGCTCAGACATTGGCGCACAGTTTGTCGTACCCCGCCTTGCAGATAAGTCAATAGCCTACCGAGGCTGGACAGGTGGCACTACATTCTACCCATGGCAGTACTGTGCATGGGGTCTTGCTGCTGGTCAGATCGAAGACGCTCTCTTCCTACAGAGTGACCTCCACGTCGGAGGTGATACTACGGGTAAGTTCCAAGCCTTTAGTGGCGGCTTTGGTTCTGTACAATGTACAGGAGCTAACGGAGGCTTCCACGGCTACTCTATTGGTGGACGCCATGTCTTCATGGACAATGGCGGCACTACTTCAGGTCTCTACAACGATACTAATAACCAGTGGATGATCAGTTTCGCGGATGGTGGCAGCGCCTACCTCTATCACGCTGGTAACGCCAAACTCCAAACTGCGTCAGACGGAATCGACATAACCGGCGATGTACGAATAAACAACAACGAGCATTACCGGGGCAAGATCGTTGCGGGAACGGTTAAGAGACTTATTGGCGTAGGTAACGACGACAAGCTATACATCAACACGGACACTATCGCCAACGTCGTCGCTAATGGTGCTTGGGCATTTAGTGGTGCTATAACAGCTGCAAGCTACGGTGGGATCACTGAGGCTAACCTTCTAGATAAGAATGCTGCTGAAAGTATTGGTGCTGACTGGAACTGGGGTGACAACGATATCATCCGCGCCAACCTGAAGGACTACAGTGTGCAGAAGCACACAGAGACTAGCTCCGCAGGCACACTAACAATAGACATGAGCTTGGGTAGTTCGGTTACCCATGTCATGACAGAGAACATCACCACTGTAAGCATTATCAACCCACCCGCGTCTGGTACGTACGGTGAGGTACTGATGAAGATACATCAACATGCATCCTCAGCTAAGACCATCACATACGCCTCCAAGTACAAGTTCCCGGCAGGCGCTAACCATGTGATGACTACTACATTAGGTGCCATAGACATGGTTCACTTCAGCACCATTAACGCTGGTACTGAGTGGCAGACCACGTACGCACAAGACTTTAAGTAATGAGTAGTCATGGAATGCTGGTTGGTCTGTTCCACGATAATACAGACTACGGAGTGGTAACTCTCTCAGGAGAAACTATCTCTGACATAGTAGATGATCCTGCTAATGCTGAAGTACGTATTATCTTTCGTGCTGATGGTACCATAGATAAGTACGAAGGTGGAGTTACTACACAGATAGACGCAGGTACTGACTGGATCATACCTAATGGTGCTGCTAACGCGGGTTATGACGTAGGTTACTCAGGTCTCACAGGCGGTGTGTTTACTACGGAATCAGCTGCTGAAGACACTACAATCAATCTGGGTGCTGACAGAACGTGGGTTCTACAGCGCGGAACCGTAGGTACTACTGAACTGACCTGTACCTTCAAGATATTTATAGACGCAGTCGAACGTGGTAGTGCAACTTTCATATTTCACGCCGAAGTATCAAGCGGCGCATAGGACACCTTAATGGCAACACAACTCAACATCATCAATGACGTACTGCGCAGGCTCCGCGAGGATACAGTAGCTTCTGCTAACTCTTCAGAGTACTCAACCCTGATAGCCATGTTCTTGAACGACGCTAAAGAAGACCTTGAGGATCAATGGTTCTGGACGGTCAACGAAGTGGAAATAGATACGACTATCCTTGCGGATGGTACTCGTACCTATGACCTGACCTCCACCACGGACAGATCATTCATGATACGTGACATCAATGATGAAGTGCCCATGGCGTATGACATCACCACAAGTGAGAACGCACAGCTGCACGACATACCTCTCAAAGAGCTACGGCGCTGGCGCAACACATCAGCAGGCACTATAAACGACCTCGCTAGACCACACATATTCTCCATCAAGCCTGACTCAGATGGTCGGGGCTACACGCTAGAGCTACGTGAGGGGGCCAACGAGGCTCGCACATGGCGCACCTACTGGTATGCCCCACAGGCTGAACTGGCTCTTGATGGCACCGCAGACAGCACAGAGATACTTCTTCCGGAACGCCCGCTGTTCCTTCGTACACTGTACTACGCACTCAACGAGCGCGGAGAGGAAATGGGCGAGCCGGGAGGCGTGGCAGAGCAGAGAGCCAACAGGGCTGCTGCAGCTGCTATGGAAATAGATACGCAGGTCAACAAGAAGTCTGACGCGAAGGACATGACCAACCTTGAGTACCTTCGTAATCGTAGCTTAGGAACCGTTTAATGCCCACACAACGTGCACATGGTGGCGCGCCCCTTATACCCATCAACCTGACTACGCCGGGTATAGCTGGGCTGAACACGGAGGCCGAGGCTACCCTGCTGGGGCCTGAGTGGGCCACGCAGCTATCCAACGTTGTGTTTGACAGCGCGGGACGAGCCGCCACTAGGAAAGGGTTTGCTACAGGCACGTCTACTCCGGTAGCTGGTGTGCTTAAGCGGCTACACGAATTCATTAAAGCTGATGCGTCTGTTGAGGTAATCTCAAGTACGGACGCTGATATTTTTACAGGGGTAGCCACACCCTCTAGTATTGAGGGCACACTGGGTATAACAGAAGGAAATATCAAGTTTGTTAACTTCAATAATAAGTGTATTGCTCTTGGTACAGGGACTTCTTCTAATCCGTCAGTTTACACGGGGGCCGGGAACTTTGCGACAGTCACTGTTGCTACTGGTACTGCACCTACTTCTGGTATCGGCACTGCTGCGTTCGGACGTCTATGGGTTGTAGATTCTGATGGTTTCACCATCCGATACAGCGCGCTCTTAGACGAGACGAAGTGGCACGTAGACGACGGTGGTGGTACCATCGATATGTCCATGATCTGGTCAGATGGGCAAGACATCGTAACAGCGATATCATCCTTTGGCGGTGACTTGGTAGTCTTCGGACGGAAGAGCATCGTGATCTGGACAGACGGGCAGGGCTCCTCTATTGGCCTCAGCCCCAACAACATATACATTGCGGATACTATCGCCAGCGTGGGCGCAGTCAGTCAGTTCGCTATGACACACGCACTGGGGGACTTGTGGTTCATAGGGCCAGCGGGGCTGCACTCCATGAGTCGCGTGTTGCAGGACAAGACGACGCCTACGATGAACATGTCCCGCAACGTACAATCCAAATTCCTTGGTTATCTCGATGCAGAAACTGATCTAGATGACCTGACACTGACGTACTCTCCTAGAGAAGAGTTCGTACTGGCTACGTTCCCTACGTCCGGTAAGACCATGTGTTTCGACACGCGGCTACAACTACAGGACGGTACGTTCCGTGCCAGTGAGTGGACTGTGGGTCTGCAGACGACCGTGTACCTCATTGACCGCAGCATGCGGGCCAGCCTCACGGATACCGTGGGCGAGGTGATGACCTACACTGGACAGAACGACAACGCCGAGTCATTCTCATTCAGCTACGAGAGCGGGTGGCTTGACCTCGGGCAAGAACTCTCTGGTCTGCTGAAGTATGTCAAGAAGCTCACGAGCTTCGTATTCGTCGGATCAGACACTACACTCAACTTTACGTTGAAGTACGACTTTCAATCTAATCCAAAGACCATACCCACTGCAGTTGTGGGTTCCATAGGGGCCCAGTTCAACCTGTCAGAGTTTTCAGACAGCGCAGGAGGCATCGGGTATGCAGATCCAGCCAACATAGCTTCGGGAGAATCAGAATTCTCTGGCGGTGTTTCGCTACGGGCAATCTCTGCACCGGGTAAGGGTGGCGGACAGTACATCAAGGTAGGAGTGCACTTAGATAATGCTAAGGGTACGTTTGCACTTCAACACATTAACTTATTTGCTAAGATAGGAAGGATAGCTACATGAGCGACTACACTCGCGCAAACACAGACGGTGCAACTCACTTTACACAGAGAGATGCGAGATCCACGGGTGACGCAGACAAGGTTGTAGTTGGCGCTCACTTTGATGCTGAGTACGAAGCTATTGTTACTGCTATCGCTACCAAGTATGATAGTAACGACATATCCTCGCAAGCACAAGCTGAGGGGTTAACCCTCGACACAGTGCTGCTCACACCACATACCCTGAACGATGTGCTGATTGACAACGCTGGTATCCTTAAAGACCTTCAGGCACTGTTAGTCGCTGGGTTCAGCGCTGCGGATGCAGTACTCGGCTGGGATGACAGCGCGGGTGCGGCCATAGGCTTTACCTTCACTGACGGTTTGGCCTTTGGTGACGGTGTCATCACGCTAGAGCATCTGGGCTTCGAGAACCTTGAAGATCCGGGTGACTTTGATCGACTCTTATTCTGGGATGCCACCACAGATAGTCTGCAATGGTTGCAGCCCTTCCACGGTATTGAGACTGCTGGCACTCAGCTTCGTCTGGCTGATCATGCCGCAGACGTAGCCGTACCTATCACTATCGTTGATGGTGTCTTCGACATTGACCTCACGTCACTCACCACCTTAGAAGGCAACGCTCTTGCAGCTACCGACTTGTTCTATGTGAACAACGGCGGGGTTTCAGAAGCAATTGAATACCAAGGGCTGGGCTTCATAGTACAGACGGGCATGGGCACACAGACCCTTGCTGCCGCTGACATGAATACTGTAATGGAGTTCACCGCTACCTCTACACTCACCCTGCCCCTCAATGCGACCACCGCCCTACCTATAGGCGCGTGTATCCTATTGAACATGAAGCATGCTACGCAGGAACTGACAATTACTGCCGCTGCCTCGGTGACCTTGGTCTCCATCCATCACCCAGCGGGCACGGCTGCCGCAAGCGACACACTTGTTGCTGGTGGTGGGGCCGTACTGATTAAGACAGCAGCCGATGTCTGGATGTTGTCTGGTGATATCACAACGTAATGCTTAATATTCTACTTGCAAAGACGATGGGTACGCTGGCAATAGTAACACTGTCAGGCGAGGCCATGTCGTTCATCGTACAAGACCCAGCTAACGCTGAGTCTGGTCTCGGTCTCCGTGTTACGGCTACTGGCTTCATCCAAGAGCAAGAGAATGCAGCGTTCAATGGAAGGGACACGGCCACTGACTGGATCATACCCCGTGCATTTGCCACAGGTGACTACGACGTGCGGGTTACAGGGGTCACTGGTGATCCTTTTGATTCTAGTCCCGGTGCTGACGGTACCTGGTTTGACCTTAGCGCTGACAGAACTTGGTCAGTTACACAGACCATAGTAGGAATGAAGGATACATCGTTTACACTTGAAATAAGAGACCCAGCCGGAGTCACGGTAGGGTCAGCCGCATATACATTGCACGCCGAAGTTGAATCAGGCGCATAACCTAAAGGAATGAAGATGATAGATGGAAAGGTATTAGTGGGGGCGGTTATTACTACTGTTGCAACGGGCACGGGGTGGATAGAACAAGCTACTGAGGTAGGCCAATTAGTGGCTACAGTAGTTGCCATACTGGTGGGTATTGCTACGTTAGTACATACTCGCAACTTAATCGCAAAGGATAAGAGGGAACGTAAAGATGGGGAAGAAGGATCAGGCGGTGGCGGTGGAAACACCGACCACGACCTCCCAAAATAGGTTCGTGATTACGGGCTTGCCCCGTTCACGGACAGCATGGTTCTCTGCATACCTGACTACAGATGATTGTCTATGTTATCACGAGGCCATAGCAGGGGGAGACGACATGCGGGCTCCGGGCTTCGCACACGTCGGGACAGGGGAAAGTGGTTACGTGCTTGTGCCAGACTGGGGCGAAAACCTCGGAGAGCATAAGCTGGTGATCATACACCGTAACCCAGAGGATGTACATGCCAGTCTGTCCAAGCTTGATAATGCTACGGTACACGACAAGGCATGGTTGCTCACAGCAATGGCAACACAGCTGCGGGCACTAAAGGGGCTACACATAGAGTACGAGGCCATCAATAGTAGCCTCGTAGAAATACACGAGTACTTAGGCCTGCCCTACTCACCAGAGAGAGCAGACCTATTCATAAATTTAAATATACAATCACAGGATTGGAGATAATATGGCCGCCGTAGCATTGATGGTAATGAATATGATAGGTGGAGGTGTCGGCGCCGCTACCCAACATAATCGATTGGGACAGAGCGAAGATACTCTGCTGGGTCTGGCGCAGCCACAAGGCCAGAACTTCCAGAGTCCTTTCGGTAGCTTTTTCCAGCAAGGAGGCCAAGGTGGTTTCCAGCTAGATCCGGGTCAGCAGCAGTTCCTCAACCAGATGGTGGGGGGCTCGCAGAACCAGCTGGGTGGTGGTCTGTTCAATGACCCCAACTTCCAGCAAGCCTTTGGCAGCAATAACATAGGTGGTGCCTTTGGTGGCGCACAGGGTGGGCTGCAGAATCTGTTCCAAGGCCCCGGTGGTCTTGAAGGGCTGGGCCAGAGTTTGTTCAGCCAAGGTCAAGGCTTGTTCGACCAAGCAGGAGACGTTAGCGGCCTTATCAGCCAAAACCTCGACTCACAGCGTGCACTAGCTGCGCCCTTTGAGCAACGACAGAGGATAGCAGGACAAGAGAGTATCTTTGGCAGGACTGGTGGGGCTACCTCGGGTGGCCGCCAAGAGTTTGCTGACATACTCAACTCACAGAACACAGCAGACGTACAGCGTGTGCTAGGTGCACAGCAGTTTGGTCAGAACCAACAGCAGCAGCTGTTTGGTCAGGGCAACGCTCTGATGAACTTGGGTCAAGGCATACAGGGCCAGCAGTTTGGTCAGGCACTGGGGACACAGCAGCAGAACATCAGTCAGGGTCAGCAGAGACTTGGTAACTCACTGGATCTCTTCGGTCTCGGACAGGATACGTTCAGCCAGAACTTTGGTCAGGGCTTGCAGGGCTTCGGACAGAACACGCAGATGATGAACCAGATCATGAGCATGTTGTTTCAAGGCCAGAACGCAGACGCGAACCTTGTTGGGGCGCAGTCAGGCTTCGCTGACCCACTGGCGCAGATTGGTATCACTGATGCTAACAACATGGGCAGCTTCTTCGGCAACATGTTCTCTGATGAACGGTTGAAGGAGGACGTCAAGAAGATTGGCACTATCGGTGACATAGGCTGGTACGAGTGGCAGTGGAACGACATAGCTGAGAAGATGGGCATTAGTGGTCAGCCGAACTACGGTGTGCTGGCACAGGAGGCTTCAAAGAGGTATCCTGACGCTGTGCACATGACAGCCACAGGCTACTTACAGGTCAACTACCGTAAACTGATGAGGGCCCTCTAATGGCACAGCAGATTATGCAAAGCATGTTTGATGAGCTTGGTCTTGGCAATCAGCAAGATGAGCAAATCTTTCAGGCGCATCAACAGAGGAACCGCTCCCCAGCTAACTCGGCAGCAGGCGTACGCCACAATGTGAACGAGCAGATGGGACAGAATGTAGGGCAAGGCATCATAGGTCTGTTCGGTGGGGCCAAGTCCTTCTTTGGCAAGAACAAAGACAAGACGTTCAAGGAAGGCTTCCTCGGAGAGATACAGTCCAACAAGGATCGCATCGTAGCGCAAGCTAAGGGCATCCGTGTGGAAGAATTGGTCAACAAGAGGGCTACTCGCAGGAAGCTCAGTAGCATCAACGTTGCTGAAACGGGTGACCCCTTCACTGATC